CGGGCGAAGTCACTCTGCGGCGTCTCGTCAAAGAGGCGCTTCGCATGCGTCCCGACCGTCTGGTCGTCGGAGAGGTGCGCGACGCCGAGGCGCTCGACCTCCTGCTGGCGCTCAACACCGGCGTGCCCGCACATGCAAATGACACATTGGGACAGCCGACGCCAACTGAAGATCGCCCGCGACACGCCGACGACGTGATTGTGCACAGGCTCAGTCGGCGAAAATGCAGATTACGGCGTGTCGCCCTGTGGATAATCGAAGCGAAATTCGATAAACTCGCGAGTTTCCGCGATCGGTCCATCGAAGTTGCCTGTGGATAAAACGGTGGATAACCTGCGTTCTACATGTGGACAGCAGTGGAAAACTACACTGATGTAACTACTATCCCTTGGGGTCCGTTCCGATGTCCGTACCCATATGTAGTATTGGCAGTGCCGGTCGACGTATAGAAAAGCGACCCACGTCGGGCGGTGCCGGGTCGCAGGTCGCAGTTCTCTCTGGCGGGAGACTGTCAGCCTAACGCCTCCCGGTAAGACTTTGGGTCGCGGTCCAGGAGGACCAATCATGAGCAAGGTGCTCAAACCGGGGAACATCACCCCTACGTCCGGACAGTACGAAGTTGTCGGCCCTCGCGGTGGACGCACGGGCCAGGAGGTCACGTCGGTCCAGGGAAAGCCACTTCCGCCGACACCCAAGGCGGGGCAGGGGCTCCTCCTCGTCGACGCGACGAAACACTGAGGCTGACGTGGTTACGCGACGGGTCAACGGCCCGATCTTCGTCACTTGTCCGTTCTGCCGCACGAAGTATGGTCCGTATCAGCGCCTGACGCTGGGCGAGCGGTCTTGCTCGAAGTGCGGACGGAGCTTCAACGTCCGCTGATCCACAGCAACGCGGAGGGCTCATCGCACACAGCGGTGAGCCCTCCGTGTGTTCACGCACCGGTCCTAATGAGGTGGGCGGCGTACGCGGCAAGTTCAAGCGACGTCGCGGACTACCAACCGGTCGAGATCGCCGCGTCTATCTCCCAGTCAGGCCACGAGCCCGCGCGGAGCGCGGCGAGCTCGCGCGGTGTCGCCCCCACCGGTCCGACACGTCTGACAAACGCGCGTCGGTCCGCCTCGCTGTAGGAGTGGCACACGCGCGACTCCAGCGGTGACGGGCCGTGGGAGTCCATGACGGGAGCATACGGGCCCAACCGAGGGACTACGCCTCGCCCGCTACTGTTTTGAGGTGCCCCATGACCGAGACCCTTGGCGAAGCGCGCCGCGCTGGCCTGTTCAGCGGGGGCCGTTTCCGCGAGGCGACATAGTGTGGCATTACACCGATCGACGCGGATTCGAGGGCATCGTGTCGAGCAACTCGCTGTGGGCGACCTCGACTGACAGCCTCAACGACGTCGGCGAGGTCGAATTCGGACTACGCGACTTGCGTGGGTATTGGGCGAGCGTGCGCCCGCAACTGAAAAGCGCGGCGCCGGTCGCCGAAATGGAGGACTGGCTAGACAGCGCGACGGCGCGCCTACACGCACTCGACACTTTCGTGGTGTGTGGATGCCACTCAGTGGACAGCCTCGTGCACTGGCGTTCTTACATTGGTGATGACCCGTCGCAGGGTTTCGCGCTCGGCTTCCGTGCCGAGGCTGAGTTCCGCGCTCTGCAACCACCGAACGGTGAGGCACTCTTTCAGCCGGATTTCGTGCCGGTTATGTTCTGGACTGATGTCACCTACGGTGCACGGTCGGACTGGCAGTTCACTCATAACTACTGGGACCCGTACAAGCGTCTCATCGAGGACGGCCTCGACATTCTCGACGCCATCCGCACGGGGCGGGTGACGGACGTGCAAGGCCAACTTGATGTGCTCGACCGATCATTCATTGTCGGCGTCCTCACCAGCAAACACGAGGCTTACTCGTCCGAGGGGGAGTCGAGACTTGTCGCCGTCGGTGGACCCGGTTATCCCTGGGAACGGCAGGGGCGGTATGGGCGCCAGCGAATTGTGACACTGGCCGCCGCGGACGAGACCGACGAGCTTGAGCGATATTCAACCCCGTCGGCCTCACCGCTTCCGCTTGTGGCGGCGATGACCGGACCGTGGAATGACGCGAGCGACATTGCTTGGGCGACCGACCTCCTCGCATCGCGAGGATATGACGTGCCGGTGTCCCGATCCGCGGTTCCGATCCGTTAGGTCGAGTGCCGAGCAACGACGAAAGGGCCCCCGTCTCGGTGTGAGATGGGGGCCCTTGAGCTATTCGGAAAAACAAACGCGCGATACGTACGCGGTGGGGGGCGCTATGCCGCACCGGGAGGCGAGAGGAGGGGGGAGGGGGAGTCTGTCCCCACCCCCTTGAGGTCGTTTACACGCACGGCGGGAGTGTGCGGGGGAGTTGTCGACAGGCGAGGCGGAGCGGGTGCTCGACGCCTCGCCTGTCGTGGTTGCCGTCGCACCGCGCGGGGCGCGAATCGAGTGTGCGATGGCGTGCTCGTGCCCCGAGGTTCCACCCTCGGTCACGGGCTCACACGCGCGGCCTCCCAGACCGCCGCGTGCTCTCGCCGCGCCCCCAAGAAAGGACCGGGGCCGCGAGCTCACGACGTGTGCGCATGGCTACGCGCGTCGTGCGCCCTCTCGTGCGGAGGTCGCCGAGAGGGAAAGGGTGTCGTCAGTACGGTGACGGGGTGCGTACCGACCGGGGACGGCGCGGGGAGTGTGCACGTTGGATGAGAGCGACCTCGCGCGGGGTGAGGTATACGCCGGAGGTGGTGCCGAGCGTGACGGAGTGTTCGCCGTAGGTCTCCGCTGTGACGCCGCGCGGGTTGTCGTACTCGCGACGGGCCGCCTGGAGGACGACGAGACGCACGATTGCGGGCGCCGAGACGCTCCAGAGGTCGGCGGTGCGCTCGGGAACCTCGGCGAGGGCGAGTGTGGTGGCGTCTGCGAGAGCGTCGACGGCGCGCACGGCATCCGCGCCGTCGAGCGGCGTGCCGAGGCGGCTGGCGAGCTCGTCGGGCGCGGGCGGGAGCGCGCTAGACATGCGCGGGCTCTCGCCGGGTGCGGAGCGCGGCGAGGCGTTCTCGACGGGCCGCGGGTGACTCGCCGGTCTGGGGCATCGTGGCGGACCAGCGCCGGTCGCGGGTGGCGGCGGTGGTCAGGGTCGCGGCGCGGGAGCGGTTCGGGCGGCGGCTCATGCGTGGTTCCTGCCTTTGCGGGTTGTTCGGTGCTCGGTGATGCGGAGGCCGTGCGCGGCGAGGAGGTGGCGGAGCTCGCGGAGGGTGGCCTCGTTCGGGCGGGCGAGGATCGCGGCGCCCATGGTCGGATACAGGGCGGTGAGCGCGGCGGAGGTGAGTAGGTCGATGACGTCGCCGGGGATGCCGAACCGGGCGGAGGCGAGGGCGCGGGTGCTGTCGTAGCGGCGTTCGTAGGCCTCGACGGCGAGGCCGGTACCGACCTCGATGATCACGTCGTCGGCGACGTGGTCGAGGGTGTGCATGATGTCCTCGTCACGGACAAGTGTGAGGTACAGGTCGCCGGCTGTCGTGTCGGCGGCGAGTGAGGTGTGTGGGTCGGCCATGGGGTGCCTTTCGAGCGGGAGGGGAGGGAGTGGGAGGGGTGAGCTCGCCCCCGGACCATGGCGGGGCCGGGGGCGAGCTCTGGGGTGTTACGCGCCGGTAGCGATGCGGACGGCGCCGCCGTGCTCGACGAGGTCGACGGTGCCGTCCTCGTTGTCGACCGGGAGCGGCATTGCCTGGACCGCGGCGAACGTGCCCACGAGGGAACGGTCGGCGGCGACGTTGCTGTCGTAGTCGTTGACGACGCGGACGGCGAACCGCGCGCCGTGCTCGTCGTCGAATACCGGCGTCGTGATGCTCGCGCCGTACGCGGCGCCGTTTGGCACCTGCGGCGCGCGGGCGACGAGCGTGAACGCTTGCGGCACGAATGCGACGATGTCGGCGGCGTCGAGTCGGGTGGACTCGATCACCTCGAACCCGCGGACCTTGCCGTCGGCATCGAAGCCCTGCCCGACGGGAGCGTCGAGGAGGTCAGCGTAGACCGACGAGCCGACCGCGGCGCGGAGGATCGCGTCGCCGGGCACGCCGTTGTCGCGGAGCGCGCGACGCGCCGCGGTGAACGCCTTGGCCGGGGTGGCGGCGCTGTAGGCGATGCTTGCCGTCTCCGGGGTCGCCGACATCGTCGCGGCGGTGAGTGCCTCGATCTTGGCGGCGATGGCGCGCGTCTGCGGTGCCAGCACCTGCCGCGAGTACTCGGCGATGTTGAGCGACAGGTCGCCGTCCGAGAGCACCGCGAGGTTGTAGATGTGATCCGCGAGGGTCACCTCGATGAACTGTTCCGAGAGCTCGTCGGCGACGAGTGCCGTGGTCTTGTCGTAGACGCCGCGGGTTCGCGTCGGGATGGCCGCGGGGACCGGGACGCGGACCTTGTTGCCCTTGCCGGGTGCGAACTCGGCCTCGACGTCGCGGCTGATGAGCGAGGCGAGGTTGAAGTCGCGACCGACGAGCTTGGCGGCGATGACGGCGATGGTGTCGATGTCGAGATTGAACGTGTTTGCCATGGTGGCGGGTCTCCTATGGAGTGATGGCGCCGGGGCGCCGGGTGGGTGATGGGTGGAGACCGCTCTTGCGGTTGTGACGACTCGCACCTTGACGAGGTCGTCGGGAGTACTACCCGCGGCGCTCCCGCGCGCTCTGCGCCCGCCTGGGGCGCTGAGAACGTCGAGAGTGGCCGCGGGCCGGATGGCGGCGGAAGGGCCGCCGTGGGCGCGCGTGGCGCCCGAAGGACCCGCGCCGGAGCGACCAGCGCGGGCTGTGCGCGCTGTCCCTCGGTGCCGTCGCGAACGGCGGTGAGGCGGGCGGGCGGAACGCGTCGCCGGGTGGCGGCGCGGGGCTTAGAGGAGGTCGTCGAGGTTGGCTCCGCCGAGCACGGCGGACGGTTCCGTTGACGACGTCGGGATAGGCGTCCGGGAGGGCGTGGGGGCCTCGACGGTGCGCTCTAGGACGTAGAGCCGACGGCCCTCGCGGGTGACCTTGCGGACGCTCACGCCGAGCGCGCGGAGAGCTTCGGACTGTTGCATGACCGCGCCGCCAGTCTGCGACGGGCCGCTCGGCCAGTACGCGTCGCGCTCGTCGGGCCGCTCGTCGGCGAGCGCGTCGCGGAGCTCGGTAGCGGTGCCCTGCCATCCGCGGCGCGTGCTGGCGAGTTTGGCGACTGCGGAGGTGAACGGGTCGTCGCTCGCCCGTGCGGCAACGGCCTCGGCGACGCTTGCGGCATAGGTGGCCGCATGGCTCGCCATGTCGCGGGGATCGTTGCCGACATGGAGGTCGAGCGCGATGAGGTGCTCGTGGTAATCCGCCATGCGGGCGAGCTCGATGCCCGCCGCACTCGCGGCGCCGAGGTTGGCGAGCACGCCGACGGCGTCGTCGAGGAGGGCTCCGAGGATCGCCGGGTGTGCGTCATGGAACTCGCGCCAGAGGGCGGACTCGGTGCGCCGTGCGTCGGTGGGCACGCGGTCGAGCTCAACGGCGACGATGCGTTCGAGCACGTCGGCGCGGAGGCCGAGCGGCGTCGCGATGGCGGTGAGAACGCCCGTGCGGCGGAGGGTCGAGACGTAGAGGTCGCCATCGGTGAACAGGCGGCGGCGGATGGTGACGGCGCCTGTGACGAGAGTGGCGAACCAGTCCGAAACGTCGCCGGAGACGCGCGAGAGGTTGTCCCACGAGGGGATGAACTGTCCCTCAGCGCTGACGGAGTTGTCCCGCTCGTTGTCCGATGGGGCCGGGCCAAGGGCGCCCTCGCGACCCGTGGGGCCGAGCGCGGGATCGAGGATCGACTTGAGCATCCGTGCGCGGGTCGACTTGCCGGAGCCTTGCGGGCCGGTGAGGGACAGGAGCGGGCGAGACGTCGACGCGAACAAGGCGCCGACGAGCCACCCCCACACGAGCCGGAACTCTGCGGAGCTCGGGGAGAGGTCGAGGAGCGCGGCGAGGGCGTCCCGGGAGCCGCCGCGGGCGGGAACCGGGAGCGGCTCGCTCGCGCGGGTGCGCCGGAACGGGACGTCGACGTCGCGGGCGTCCACCAGCGCCCAGCCGGAAGCGGTGACGCGCACCGCGCCGAGCGGCTCGTCGGGCCGGGCGAGGTCGATGATGAGCTCGTCGGGACGTTCGGCGACGCGGAGGGCGACACCGCGGGCGGGTGCGGTGGCGGCGATGGCCGAGAGGGTCGTCTTGGCCGCTGACATCGCCGTCGTTGACAGGGTGAGGCCCGCGGACTCCCACGCGAGACGCGCGATGGTCGAGGAGAGCTCGTCGACGGGCGTGGCGAGGTAGGGCTCGGACGGGTCGCGCGGGATGGTCACGAGCGAGCCCTCGGCGGTGCGGGCGAACTCGAAGCGGTCGAGGATCGCGGTGACGACGTCGGCGGGCTGTGCGGAGACGAGGGGTGTAGGCATGCGGGTTTCCAGTCGGGCGGCATCGCTAGGCGTGCGAGTCGCGGAGGGGTCCAGTCAGAGAGGCCAGAGAGGTCGCCGGGCGCCCGCTCGCACGACTGGAAGTGCGGGCGGGCGGCCACGGCTCGCGGGGGCCTAATCCCGCGCCACGACTCGGGGGTCGGTGGTGTGTGTGCCGCGCTACGCGGCGAGATTGAGGGCGAACACTTCGCGCTCGATGGCGGCGAGGTCGTCGGCGACCGGGTCGAGCGAACCGAGGTCGATACCGTGGCGCACGGTGACGGTCTGACGTGCGAGGAGCTCCGCGACGCGAGCGGCGGCCAGAGCACGGCGCTCAGCCGAACGGCGCTTACGGCATGCCACCGAGCACGTCAGGGCGTCACGACGGACGGCCTCGAACGGGCGCTCACAGGACAGACAGGTGAGGCGATGACGGTGGGACATGTTGGCGCCTCCCTGGCGATGATTCGAGCGCGAGATGTGTGGAGTACTCTTCCTGCTCCCGTATATACCGCCTGGGTGCTCACGCGTGCCCGTACATGTTCCCGAGCGGTGATCTGTGAGACACAGGTGGGGTCGCTATTAGATACCGCCTCGGTGCCCACGGATGCCCCGAGCACACCCAAGGCGGCCAAAAGAGGGAATTGGTTGGCGACCGGGTAGAGCATCGTCCCTGCCGCCAAAGGCGTGGGCCAAAAAGCGGCGTTGACCGGGCAAAAGCGATTCGCGTGGAGGCTCAATCACAGGGACGGTGCCGGTGCAACACCCGGTGCAACACCCGGTGCATCACCCGGTGCACCACCCCTGCGCGGCATTTCTGCCTATCGTCGCGAGGGGCTAGCGCGATGTCTCCGCGCGGGCCGCCTCACGCTCGCGGAGCCACGCGATCCCGCTGGGGCTAGAGTTCCCGCCGTCGCCATCTCCGACGAGGCCGAGTTCTTGAGGCGACGGGCGCCAGACGATATCAAAGCGGGCAGGATCGAACCTCTTACCACCGCGCTTGCCAGTCGCTACGGTGATGTGCTCGATGGCCGCGGAGAGCAACTCCTGCCGCTCGGGGATATCGGCGCGCGCCCATACCTGCCCGAACGTCTCGCCGGTCTCGACGAGCTCGACCTCGGCGGGCGGCGGTCCCTCAGCCGCGAGGTCGCGGACACGACGACGTAGGGCGCGGATTTGCGCCTCGACACGGTCCGCGGTGTCGTCGTCCATGTCCGGGTCGCCGAGGCGCGTTGTGAGCGTGGAGAGAGCATCTCGGGCCTCGGCGAGCGCCAGGGCGGGAACCTCTCGCGCGACTGGCGCGACCACGGGCCAGTGGCCGGTAACGCTCAGAAAGAGGCTCTCGACGTAGTCCTCTAGACCCTGCGCGGTAACGGCGGGGCCGCTGACGCCGGGGCGGCATTGCTGGGCTCGGGAGCGCTTGGAGCATACATAGCGGGCGCGCCCCTCGGCAGTCACGCCTACGTACATCGGGCCGCCGCAGTAGACGCACACGAGGAGCCCCGAGAGCAGTCTCGCCCGCTTCACGGTGGCGCGCTGGCGGCTGGCTAGGGGTGAGGCCGCGTTGCGGGCCTCCAGCACGCTCCGACAGGCCCGCCAGAGGTCAAGGGGGAGCACTGGCTCCCATATCTGCCGCGGGTTGCCGTCCTCGTCGCGCAGGACGTCGAACCTGCGTTCCTCCGCGGTGGAGCCCGGTACGCGCGCCGACACACGTCCGACGATGGATTGACCCATTAGGGCGCGTCGCACGGTCTGAACGGACCACGCGGGCGCGGCGGGCGGCCTGAGCTCGGTGGAGTTGAGGCGTTGCGTGACGCCATAGAGCGCCTCTCCCGCGACAATCCGCTTAGCCGCGTCGGTGAGGAGCTCGACCGCGAGGGGGTCCGGTTCCAGAGCTCGCCCGGTGCCGCTGGGATGCGGCACGGATCGGTAGCCTACGGGCGCGCGCCCGCCGTGCCAGCGGCCCACCTCTTTTGCGTGTCGCACGAACGAGGAGACGCGCGCCGAGGTGTTCTCGGCCTCCATGCGTGCGACCTCGGCGAGAACGGAGGCGATGATGCGCCACGCGGGTTGATCACTATTGAGGCCGTCTTGCTGGGCAACGAACAACGCCGCGGGGCGCTCGTCGAGCGCCTCGATGAGCGCGGCGACGGCGGAGAGCCCTTGTCGGCTCCAGCGGTCGAACTTCCACACGAGGAGGGCGTCGGCCTTTCCCTCACGGAGCATGCCAAGCGCCTCGAACGCTCGTGCGCGGGACTTGCGGCCCGAGACGCCGTCGTCGACGAGCTCGGCGACAATGGAGAGCCCGCGCCTCTCGGCCTCGGCGGTGAGGTCGTTGCGCTGTCGCTCAATCGAGGTGCTCGACTCGTCGCGCGCGTCGCTTAGTCGGAGGTACAAGACCGCGGAGCGGCGGGCGGGTTTGGCGGCACGAGGCGTCATGTGTCAATAGTACGTTGGGCGTGCCTGGTGCGGCGACCATCCACGCGAACTCGGCGCGCGAGGCGCTCGGCAAGCTAGCCGCGCTGCCGCTGCTCGCGGGGCGCAACATCGACGCGCGCTTCGTGCAGCCGGCGGTCGCGGCAT